TACGCTTTAGTTGAATTTAGCGAAGAATCTACCAAATATATGGAAGGAATGGGTGTTGATGCTGATTCCATTATTACTGTGAAGTTCCATAAGCGCAGACTAAACGAAGATCAGAACCTCTTTGTTAGAGAAGGCGATTTTATTTTATACGGCGATAATTATTATGAGCTTACAAAGCTTTCTCGCCCCAGAAAGTTATTCGGACAGGTTGATCAAACCTTCGAAGTACTTGCAACGGCTAAGAAAGCCAGAAAGGGTCTTTTCGATGCTACCTGATAACTTTGACTTCGCACAATTGCCTGAATTGCCAAACAGCGGTTCTGTTGGATTAAGAGAGATCGGCATGTTAGAGTCTAATATAGAAAATATTGACTATTCCATGACGTCTTGGCTTAAGAAAGACTTAAATCTCTTCGCCACAACGAACGAAGGTCGCAAAAGAGTAGAGGTTCTGTGGCAAACACCAGAGAGAGCATTCCAAGTAAAGAACGATAGAGACCTTAGAGATGATTCTGGTGCCTTAAAACTGCCTTTAATCAGTGTTCAGCGCACAGGCATTACGAAGGATCCAGCCAGAAAAGGAGCATACCAGGCTCATGTGTATTCTGATAAACAAAACGGAAGAGCTGGCAGACTGACTTTAGCGAGAAGAATCGTTAAGGACAAAACAAGAAACTTCGCTGTTGCTTCAGGAACTAGAACCAACACAGGCGCCGCGCTACAGAAACATTTCCCGAGAATCAACAAAAAAATCGTTATCCAAACACTCTCAATCCCGATACCAGTTTACGTCAATGTGGATTACAAGATTACAATTAAAACTGAGTATCAACAGCAGATGAATGAGCTTCTGGCGCCTTTTATTACAAGGACCGGTCAAATCAACTCTTTTGTTATGAGACGTAATGGGCACCTCTATGAAGCGTTTATAGAACAAAGCTTTAGCGCTAACGATAACGTAGCAACTCTAAATGAGGACATTCGCATGTTCAGCACCGATATTAATATAAAGGTATTAGGTTACTTAATTGGTGAAGGCGATAATGATGATCGCAAAATAGTAAGAATAGATGAAAACATAGTCGAGCTAACATTTCCAAGGGAAAGTGTGCCACTTCCTGGAGAATCTGGCTTTTTTATTGAATAGTTCCTGAAACGTGTTATTTTATTGTATTCTCGCGAGACTTTTGAAAATGGGTCAACTATTTACTGTTGATTAGCTTATAATTCAAGCGATTATAACACAAGAGAGGAATTTGCTAAATGTCAATTAAAAACTTTAAGTTCGTATCCCCAGGCGTTTTTATTAACGAGATCGATGAGTCGTTCGTAACGGAGACACCGCCCATTATTGGTCCGGTAATTATTGGTCGCGCTCAGAAGGGACTTGCGATGCAGCCCGTAGTGGTTAATAACTATGAAGAATTCGTACAACAATTCGGTGAAACGGTACCTGGTAAGGGTGGCGGCGACGTATACCGCGACGGAAACAACCAGTCTCCGATGTATGGTACTTACGCAGCGAAAGCATTCCTTCGCTCAAATGTAGCACCTCTCTCTTACATTCGTCTTTTAGGACAGCAATCAGTTAACCGAGCTGATACAGTAGCCGCAAAAGCAGGGTGGCAAACTACAAACCTTCCCTCTACTACTGACACTGGTGGTGGAGCATACGGTCTTTTTGTTGCTCTTTCGAGTTCTATAACTACAAATGGCGCCGGCGCCACTGGAAAAGCCCAAGAAACTGGCTCCTTCCACTTGGGTGCGGTTATCTACTCCGATGGTGGTGCACCTCTTCTTAGTGGAACAATTCATGGTGGATTGAGCAACAAAGTTACATCATCATTAGGTACCTTCATTGATTCTGATTCAAATGGTAACTTTAAGATTGGCTTCCATGAGGGTGGAACCGTCACCGCGACTGATAGTTTCTCGGTTAACTTCAATGACGCTAGTCAGGACTTCATTCGCAAGCGGATTAACACTAACCCAACTTTGCTTGATTCGGGTGACTTCTATCCCGCTAGCGCAGAGAAGAACTACTGGCTTGGCGAGACTTACGAGCAGTTCCTTCGCGATAACGGATGCGAGTCTGGTGCTCTCGTAGGGGTTATGCTTCCACTTGCTTCGGGTTCCGGATATGATTCTGGTCCGTCTAGAATGAAAGGTGTTCCGTCACAAGAAGCGAAAGCCGGCTGGTTCATTGCACAAGACACCGGTCCTGCAGGCGCGTTCGAACCCTACAACGCTCAGAAGCTTTTCCGACTTAAAGGTCGCGGACATGGCGAGTGGCTAAACAAGAACGCTAAGGTTCAAATTGACAGAATTAGAGGACCAGCTTCGCTTGACGAAGAATACGGCTCATTCTCGGTTATTATCCGATCTCTCAATGATACCGATGCGGCTCCACAAATTCTTGAAAGATACGATAACTGTAATTTAGATCCAACCTCTCCAAACTTTATCTCCAAGAAAATTGGTGATGTTTACTACGCTTGGGACGAAGGAAACCAAAGATTACGCAGATATGGTAACTACGAGAATGTTTCGCGCTATGTTTACGTTGAGCTTAACGATGATGTTGAAGCCGGCGCCACTAACCCAGCGTTCGTTCCGTTTGGGTTCTTTGGTCCACCAAGCTATCTTGACGTCGCAATGAGTTCTTCTAACAAGCATGATGAAGGCGAGAGATCTGGAGGTCGCCGCGGCATCATAGCTGCTGCTTGTGGTGCTACCATATATGGAGGCGTTTCCTCGTCTGCTCAAGCTCTTACCGGTGGTCACGATGGTAGAATGTTGGCGAACTTTAAGTTCCCAAGTGTACCACTTGTCGTCAACGCTACCGACGCTGGTTTGACTAACATAACAGACACTGTTTTCGGCATGAGAACAACAAGAGCAGCTACTTCTCAAATTGCCGCTCATGGTATTGGAGACATGCACAGAATGTTGATGGCTGGACAAGCAGACGACCCATCCGGGTTAGTAGACCCGCTTCACAATGGTGGATTCAACGGGTTTGGTTTCGTGTTCTCAATGGACGACATTATCTCAGGCTCGCTCGCCACAGGTGGTACCGGTCAGTTCACCTACACCTCTGGTTCTCGAAAGGCTGGAACAAGCTTAACTGCTACCGCCAGCAACGACTACCGCACGCTGCTTGATTTTGGTATTGACTCTTTCGCAGCGCCATTCTTCGGCGGCTTCGATGGGTTAGATATCACTAAGCCAGACCCACTGGCTAACAGCCAAATTGGAGCATCAAAGCAAGCAAGCTACACGCACGCTACGATTAGGCAGGCGCTTGAGACTGTTGCTGATCCTGAACTTCTGGACTTTAACATCTTGGCTGTTCCTGGTTTAACCAACGAAGCATTGACTAACTACCAAATGGAAGTCTGTCAGGAGAGACGCGATGCTCTTGCTGTTGTCGACTTGCCAGATGTTTATACTCCATTCGCGGAATCATATGTTTCGGACAAAACACAAAGAGCCAACAGAAACGTCCTTGGTACTGTCCAAGCGTTAAGAGCTAGAAGACTTGATAACTCTTATGCGTGCACGTTCTACCCCTGGGTACAGACCCGTGACGCTAGAACTGGTCAAACTCTCTGGATTCCGCCAAGTGTCGCGATGATGGGTGTTCTTGGTTCTTCGCAAGCTAAATCAGATGTTTGGTTCGCTCCTGCCGGCTTTAACCGCGGCGGACTTTCGGACGGCGCCGCAGGAATTCCGATCCTGAACGCATCCTCTAGACTTTCTTCGAAGGAAAGAGACATGCTTTATGATGTCAACATCAACCCAATCGCATCTTTCCCGTCGACTGGAATCGTCGTCTTCGGTCAGAAGACACTCCAAGCGAGAAAGTCAGCACTCGACAGAATCAACGTCCGCAGACTTGTTATCTTCTTGAAGAAGCAAATCTCAGTTCTTTCGACTCAGGTTCTCTTCGAACAAAACGTTCAAGCAACTTGGGACAGATTCAAGGGTCTTATTGAGCCGTTCTTGGCTAACGTTAAGACCAGATACGGACTCACAGAGTACAAGCTTGTCCTCGACGAGACCACAACTACTCCTGATCTCATTGATCAGAACATTCTTTACGCTAAGATTATGATTAAGCCAGCGCGCGCAATCGAATTCATCGCAATTGACTTCATTATTGCTAACACCGGCGCATCATTTGACGACTAAAAATACTAAGCATACTAGTTAAATTAAAGGGAGAAAACTTATAATGCCATTCTGGTCAACTACTTTTCAAAACACTGAAGAAGTCCTTAAAGATCCAAAAAGAAACTTTAGGTTCTTCGTTACTATCACCGGTATCAACACTGATAACGGAGGTTCTATGGTCTGGTACGCCAAGGAGATCCAAAAGCCTACTTTCACGATGGCTGAGGCTACCCACGAGTACTTAAACCACACTTATTACTATCCTGGTAAGGTTACCTGGAACCCTGTCGAGCTTAAGATGGTTGATCCAAGTGGCGACCCCGATGTCGCTGCGACAATGGCAGGTATCATGGTTGGTGCCGGCTACAAGTTGCCTGTTACTCCCGACAGCAACAACCTTACTAGCATGTCTAAGCAAAAGGCTGCTGGTTCAATCGGCACTGTAAAGATTACTCAAGTTGATTCCGAAGGTAAACCAATCGAAACTTGGACACTTTGGAACGCATTCGCCACAGAAGTACAATTTGGTGGTTCGCTTGCTTACGGTAATGACGAGTTAACAGAGTACGTCCTGAAGATTCGTTATGACTGGGCTCAGCTTGAGACTGCTGCTGGTAGCAACGCATTGGCTACCCCCGGCGAAGATTTATTCTTCGACATTTCAAGATAACATAACATAATAGAGGTGAAATTTGTCACGAAATAAAGACCGACTTGGCACGGGGGACTCTACCCCCCAAGCTGCAAGTCCACCGGTCGCTGCAATGGACTCTGGTATTTTTTCATTTGTAGCACCCACCGAGTTTGTTAGTCTGCCGTCTCAAGGGCGGCACTACTCTTCTGATCATCCGCTTTTCAATCAGGAGACTATAGAGATTAAGCAAATGACCGCAAAAGAGGAAGATATTTTAACTTCCATGACCCTTTTGCAGAACGGAGTAGCTTTAGAGAGGCTGCTTGAAAGCATTATTGTGGATAAATCAATTAATCCAAAGAGTCTTCTTGTAGGAGATAGGAACGCAATTGTTATATCTGCCAGAGTATCGGGATACGGCAACGTTTACCGAACACAAATTACATGTCCCCAATGTATTACTGAGCAAAAGCATGCTTTTAATTTAAATGATGCTAAGTTGCGCAGCGCGTCAGAGATCATTAATGATTTGCCTGAAGGTGTATCTATAAATGATAACGGACACTTTTCAGTTGTCTTGCCTAAATCTCAACTTAATGTTGTGCTTAGGCTCTTGACTGGAACAGATGAAGATAAATTAACAAGCCGAATTGAGAAAAATAGAAAACAAAATACTGAAAGGCTTGTCACAACCCAACTTGAGCATATGATTGCCTCTGTCAATGGTAACAGCACGCGAGAGGCGATTGAATATGTCTCTCATAATCTACCATCTGCCGATTCATCTTTCTTGAGAAAGGTATATAAAGCCATTGTTCCGAATATTGACCTGACGCTCAAATTTAACTGCGAAAACTGTTCACATTCAGAGGACATGGAGGTGCCGCTCACCGCGGAGTTTTTTTGGCCTGAGCAGTAACTATATGGAAAGTGTTTACGAACACTTTTTCTTCTTAAAACATTACGGTGGCTGGTCCTTTACGGAAGCCTATAATTTACCTATTGGGCTTAGGGAGTGGTTTGTCGATCGATTGGTAAAACACCTGGAAGAAGAGAGAGCTGCCATGAGTTCGTCATCGAGTTCTGGCAACACTCAGACCTTAAGTGCGAATAATCAGCCGTCTGCGCCCCCTGGATACAATGTTAAGTAAATTAAAAAATTGTATTTAACTAATTAATTTATAGGGCATTTATAATATGGCTGCTGAAGACGAATTAAAAGACATAAAACGGATATTAGGTCAGATCCGTGATCAAAGCAAAACCAGCACTGGTGCTGCTGGTACCGCAAATTCACGAGATATGGCTCAGTATACCTCTGAGCTTAAGATGGCGCGCCAGGAACTTGAATTATTAGACAAAGGTTCCGGTGAATACAATCGAAAACTAAGAGAAGTAGAAAAACTCACCGCACAGGCACGTAACGCCATGAAAGATCAGCGTCGGGAAACTGATTTGCTTGCTTTATCCATGCAAGGCGTAACCGGCGCCATGGATATGCTTGGTAATGCCGTAGACAAGGTAATTGTAAAGTTTGGCGAATTAGTAGCATCTGTGATGGCAGAAGCAAAACAGCTCGACAACTTAACTGTACAATTTCAAGCTGCTACCGGAGCCTCAGCTCAGATGGCTGGCAATATTGGCGCTTTAACTGACCGATTACGTATGTTTGGCGTGAGCAGTGAAGAAGCCGCTGAAGCAATAGGCAGCTTATATGGGGGCTTTAATCTTTTCACTCAATTGAACGAAGGTCAACAGCAACAGCTCGGAGCGACAGTTGCGGTCTTAGGTGAATTAGGAGTCTCAGCACAAACATCGGCTAAAATATTAGAAACATCAATGATGGCTATGGGTATGTCTGTTGAGCAATCAACCGGTCTTCTAATGGACATGAGAGGCACCGCGCAAGCATTACAGGTTCCGATTGAGCAGTTGTCATCAGACTTCCTGGCAGCTGAAAATCGAATTGTACAGCTGGGTGCTCGTGGACCTGATGCATTTAAAAAATTATCCGCTCAAGCAAAGGCTACTGGTGTTGAAGTTACTACTCTGTTGGGAGTGGTAGAGCAGTTCGATACATTTGAAGGAGCCGCAAATGCCGCGGCTCAACTGGGTGCTGTTTTGGGCACGTCGGTGCTTGATCCACTAACTTTAATGAGCATGGAAAGCCCCGCCGATCAGATTGAATACCTGAGAGACTCATTGATTAACGCAGGAATAACAGCCGAAAACTTCGGTCAACAAAACAGGTTTATGCAAAAAGCGGTTGCGAATGCAATGGGTACCGACACCACAACTGCGGTTAAAATATTACGTGGTGAGTTTGATGAATTAAACGAAGCGGCTCAAGAAGCAACAATGACCTTTGAAGAAATGCGAAAAGAAGCATTCGGGCTTAAAGGCTTTGATGAAGTTGTCAACAACATGATGGGTGCATTAAAGAGACCCATATCGGACATTCAAAAAGCTACGCGCGCCACGTTCGAAGGACTTACGCCCTTAATCAGCAGATTCGAAAAATTCAACGCTGACTTAATTGAACAAACAACTAGCTTCGTAGAAAAAAATTCACAACTAGTTGGTGCAGTGGGCATTTTGTACAATATGGCTAATATCGATGGTGTACAGCAAGGCTACGAGATCTTCAAAGGCATTGCTAGTTTTACCGGCAGTGTGATGAGCAACTTGTTTAGCATAAAGGGCGTTTTAGCAGTTATGGCTGGTGGTTCTATCTACCTAATACGTGAAAGGCTGGGAGAGATTTATGATATTTTCAAGGATCCAAAAAAGGGTCCAATAGAGGCAATTAAAGCAGTTGGAGCAGCGTTAACCGATGTGTTTAACGAGTATAAGAAAAAAGCCATCGAGATGGGATTTGATAAAGCGTTTTTCAGCGCACTGAAAGAAAAATTTAAGACCTCCGCGGTAACAACGTATCATACATTCAGAGATGAATTCTTAAAGCCGATGTTCAAGACCCTACAGGTCGAACTTATTTATCAATTCGAACAAATGAAGGCTAACGGCACGTTCTCGAAGATTGGCGGTATGGTAGCTGATGTGTTTACTACATCGATAAAGGGTGCTGTAGCAGCTGTTATGTTGACATTTGAATCTATCATGGCTGCCATACCGGGTCTCAACTTCATGACCAAGAACTACCGAGGACTTCTCCGCTCCGGCGCCGCAGGATTGACCGCCGATGGTTCGGGCGGTCCAAGATCACGCGCCGAAATACGTAAAGATTTATCTACTATGACCCCCGAGCAACACAAAAGAGCACTGGAGGCAAGACAAGCAGTTATAAGTGCTAGAATAGACGATAAAATTGCGAGCCTGCAGCTTCAAAACACCAAAGGCAAACAAACCATTGATGCTGGAATGGTCAAAGCAAGAGAAACAGTTAATCAAAAGCTTGAGGCTATGGAACCACATATAGCGAACATGAAAAGAGAAGCTACGAAGGCTATCAATGCCACAGCTAGACAGGCACAAAAAAGCTATGAAGATATCTCGAAACTTGGTCAAGAAATGGCTGCAGCATCAACCGAAAGGCATAATCAAGTTTTTCACATCGATATGCATGTTGACAAACAGAAGTTTGGTACAGCGGTGGCCGATGCTTCAAACAGAGCACTTAACAAGAAGTTAGTAGGTAGATAATAAGGGAATTATAAGATGGCGGACAAGAAAGATCCAAGAGACGATACAAATTACTTCAGTAACTTAAAATACGGTCGCGATGAGGGTGTTGCCCAAGACGTATACGTTGATACCAGCGATGCATACGCCAATTATAAACAATACGTAATCTCCTTTTTACACGTGCCATCAAATTCTACGGTATTTTTTAAAGCATATGTAACCGAGTACAACGAAACCTTTAATTGTTCTTGGAGCCCAACAGAAGTTTATGGTCGCACGGACCCAATTCAAACATATAGAGGAACCAAAAGAAGTATTTCTCTCGGCTTTGACGTTCCTGCAGCATCGATGAGCGAAGCATATGAAAACCTAGGGAGAGTATCGAAACTAGTTCAAATGCTTTATCCCACATATGTACCAAATGAACTGGGTAATGGCAGAATAATAGGACAAGCCCCTTTGGTTCGTGTTAAAATGATGAACTTAATAACAAAAGAGCGCGCAACACCAGATCACATCCAACAAGCACTCGGCGGGGATAATGACTCACTATCACAAGTTTTAGGTGGCTACCAGACATCTCCTATGCCTGAAAATGGTGTACTAGCTGCAATCGGCAATATTACTTATCGTTCAGATTTACAAAAAATTCAAATGTTTGAAAAAGCAGCAAACACCGTCTTACCACAGTCGTTAAGTGTTAACTTGGGTTTTGATGTAATTCACGAAGAAACGCTTGGTTGGGGACCTGATGGAAAGCCGCTAGCTTCTAGTTTTCCCCATAAGGTTAGATTGAAAACGCCTCCGGGTGACGCTACTTCGGTTGGAGGAGACCAAAACCCAGCGGATATTTCCACTAGAATTGCTGAGGAAAGACGAAACCAAGCAGAACTGGATATGCAAGCAGCACAAAAGAATAGATTCCTTGAAAGAATTGGTGTAAAGACGCTTGGTCGAGGTTTAGACCTGATCGGCGGTGGAACTGGAGTGGGACCAACCACGATACCAGAAGAGGATTACTAGGAGATTTAAAATGGGAAGATACTCATCAACTAAAAAGTTTAGAAACAACTTAGAATATTATGAATACCTCAGAGGTAAACGTAAGCTGAAAATTGCTAATCATTACGCGACTCCTATACTTAAGAATCCCACCGTAGAAGAGAGAACCCGAATAGCGTCAGATTCTCACATATGGGTTCTTGGTGACCGTTATTACAAGCTAGCCGACAAGTATTATGGAGACTCAAGTTTTTGGTGGGTTATTGCATGGTACAATGCGGTACCAGTAGAAGCTGATTTATCGCTTGGCGATATGATTGAGATTCCGATTAGCTTAAATGCAGTTTTAGATGTGTTAAACTTGGATTATTAGGTAAACTTATATTATGTCTAGTACTTTAGATCTTCTCGGCGGACCATTTAGTCCCCAAAGTCTTGTTGGAGAAATTATTGAGACAACCACACCTACTGTAGTCGATGGTACGGTGTTTCCCTTTGATCCGGACAAAATGCCTGATGTTAATCCTGTGACTGGTGTGCCCGATCTAATAGCAGCACCACCCCCTATGCCAACACCACCGTCTGCAGCAGTTCCAGATGACTCCCAAGGTGGTTCTGTCGCAACAGATCCGACCGAAGAGGTACAGGCAGCTAAAGATGCTTTAGAAAAAGAGCCCAAGAGCGCCGCGGCGGGTTCGGAATCCGATGGAAGCGTAGCACTTCCGGAGCATCGAGGGTTTGATGATCAGACGTTTATCTTAATGCATGCATACAACTTGATAAATTTAAGAAATGAAAAAATGAATTTTGATCTTGATGAGCCTCCTCCTGATAAGCTCGATGATGTGGATGGTGACAAAAAACCAGATGACGTCATGTCTAATACTATAAGATCAATCAAATCTGGCTTACCATATGCTTACATAGAGGGCGAAGACAGCCCAGAAACCAATGCTGTGATACAGTGCATAGGAGATCCCGGTGGTTTTGTAAATTACTTGACTGCAACCCCTAATCTTCAGTCTTATATCGATGCATCCCCAGCCCAATTGTCCAATCTAGCATCAAAAATTAGATTTTATAAAATTTTTCATAAAGATGGCAAAGAAGAAATAGTAGAGTTTGCGTTTGAAACTGCCGGCATGGGGGCGTCTGAACTTGAAACAATGATGTCGTCGAGAGGACGACAGCGGGGCTATGGAGTTGGAATTAAAACATTTAATATGTCCTTTTTAAGCACTGACAGCTCTACAGCGAAAACTTTAGTAAGCGGAGATTTAATCTTGTATGGTTCCTCCATGGAGTCTTTCTTGAGTGTTAAAAGAGGTGTTGGAGAATCCAAAGATCTTGAATATCGATTTATGGATTTAGCATACAAAACAACTTCTCCTAGAGGCTTAAGCAATAATATACCGAAGGGGCACACTGACGATTTAGGTTTTGAAATTGTGGCTGATGTTGGATTAGCCGGCACCGGCGGTATATCTGGCTTGACAGGAGACGCAACTTCACTTACAGTTAAATTGAAACCGCACGGACACAATTTTGAATTTCAACAAGATGGGTCTGTCACGCTGACTATTGAGTTTAAAGGTTATCTAGATACAACTCTTTCTAGCCCTGTTCAATTTGATGTGTTTATGCAGACAGACGACGTGTTGCGCGATCTTCGTGTTGAATTAGCTGCAAATGCTATCACAAAGGATTGCGGAACAAAAGAAGCTACAAAATTCAAAGAATCGCAGGTTGCGAAGGGAAACAAAGTATATCGTAAGAGGATAACAAACATAAACAAAGAATTACGCAAAAGAGGTAAGATATACTATATTAATATCGCACCAGAGGTGATGAGCGCTTTTAATGATGTTTTCAATTCTTATACAATAGAGGGAGGCGAACTCCCGCAGGGTGCCGAGCAACTGAATCAACAAGCCAAAGCTCGTGTTTTTGCAGGAAAAGGGATCATGCAGGCAGCATTGGGTACTCGTATT